CGAGCACTGCAATGGATACCAGTATTGGCCGTTGGAAGGAAGAATACAGCGATTAAGATAGAGCGTTGCGCCAGCCGGTGCCCACCATACAACATGACCTGACCACGAGCCACTGCCGGGTTGGCTCTTGATGTTTTGTACATGAATCGGAAATCCGGGCGTCGCGGAGAGTGAATAATGAATCGCGTATTTTGTATTTACCCCATCGTTTCCCGCATCGGCATAGTTACCTGACCCGCGAATGATGACGGGATTGCCAACGGGATTGGTGGTATTCCCAAGCAGATGCACCGGCTTGGTCAGAAGGACGTTATCCCAGGTGCCGGGGTCGATCAGGATGGTGTCGCCGGCCGCCGCCGCCGCTTGGGCCGCGGCGATCGTGGGATAGATCGACGGCACCGCGCGAATGTTTGGCATGGCCGCTTAATCCGCCCCCACCCGATGGCGCAGCCGGATGGAATCGGTGACCACCGTGGGGCGGCTGGGCTTGACGGTGCGCGCCACCCACAACGGACCCTGCGCGGCATAGGTCTCGAACTGGATAATGTTTCCCGTTGACCACCCGCCGCCCAAGCCCTCGGCGTAGATGGTGAAGTAGGGATGGGCTTGGCTACTGACGCGCTTGGCGTTGAGCGTGGTGCTGCCGCTCCAGTTGGCAATGACCCCCATGGTCTCGCCGATCACGTCCCAACTGGCATCGGCGCGACGGCGTAGGCGCCAGCGCTCGCGCACCGCGCCGTTATTGGCGACCAAAACCGGGTAGTCGGTAAAGTTGTAGGCCGCGCCGCTGCTGGGGCCTGACCCCGCGAGATAATCCAGCCAGGTCGTGCTGTCGGTATTCTGCTGGAACTGATTGGCCACGCGCGCCCCGAGATCCCCGTGCAGGAGCATCGCGGAGATGGCGCCGTTGGTGCTGTAGTTGTGCGCGAGCCCCTCGTCGCCGATGACCAGCGTGATAAGCCCCGTGGTCTGCGCCTCGGCCACCATGGCCAGGTCGTGGATGCGCCAGCGGCAGATGAGCGGCTGGGTGTAGCCCGTGATGGCGAAGGGATTGTGCGTCGTCAGCGTGCCGGCATCCCGGTCCACGTCGTAGTCCTCGGCTTTCACCAGCGGCAGGAAGCGCGCCAGGAATGGCTCGTCATAGCCGGACGCTGAGAACGTGGAGGGCAACGTGATCTGCCAGGTTGTGAGGTCCGCGGTGTAGAGCGCGCCGTTGATCGGGCGCTGCTTGGCATCCTCCAGGACCGCGTACTCCAAGAGCCCGGTACGCCCGGCCTTGGGGATCTGGAGCAACTGGCTTGGCGACAGGCCACTGGGGAGCGTGTAGACCTGTTCGCCCGCGCCATCCTCCAGATAGGCGTAGGCAAGTTTGCTGTGGGAGAGGGTATAGACGTGGCCGGCGACGGCCGGGTTGGCCATGGTGTCGTAGCCGTCCTCGTAGATCACGGCATAGTCGCCCGTGCGAATCTTCTGCACCCGCCCATCCGGAGGTAGGCGTACCGGGTCCAGGCCGATGATGTCGGGATTGAGCGGGATGATCGTGAAGGCGGTCGCGCTGTACTTGATGGTGCCGGGGAAGACCGGCTCGGTGAAGTTCACCATCACCACGCCGATGTCGTGCTCGACGCTGCTTGCCGCGGCGATGCCCACGCCCGTGACGGCGCCGTCGGTGTCGCCGGTCCCGGAGACCGCCCCGCCGTCCTCCTGGGTGGCGACCAACTCCAGTGACCCCGCGGCAATCGGTGCGGTGCTGGTGCGAAAGGACAGCTCTTTGAGCGTGAACTGGCCGAAGGTGGAGATCAGGGAGGTCACCGCGACACTCGTCGTTGCGCCCAGCCAGTTGGTTACCTTGGCGAGGCGAGCCAAATAATCCACACTGCCCACCACGCTGCCATCGACCCAATAGAGCAGGCCCGCCGTGCCGTCGCGATCGGAATAGGATTTTGACCCCAGCGTGAAGCGCACGGTGCCGGGGACAATCTGGTCCTGCACGCCGCGCAGGAGTTGGATTGTCAGCGGCGGAACATCGACAACTCCAGTCACCAGTTCGCCGGGGATGACGGTTGCCAGGCAGTAGCGAACATTCACGCGACCGATCAGGGTTTCCGCCAACGCGGTGCTGGTCCACGTCCCTGTCTCAACCGTCTGATCGGCGATCGTCTGGGTGCCGACCGTGTAGATTTCCGTGGTAAAGCCTTGCAGGAGTCGCAGCGAGACCACGCCCGTGGTGTAGTTGACCAACCCATTTCCACCTGGGTTGCCGCTGCCCCCGCCAATATGCCCGGCGCCATCATCAGCAATGGAGATGGTGTCCATCGCCTTGCCGCCCGATGAGCGTTCCGTGGCATTGACCCGGATCGTCGGGACCGGGGCACTGCCCGATCCGCCAAGCGTTGCCGTTGAGGAAAAGAGTGAACCGGACTGGCTCTTGGATTGTGCAGCGACCGTGCGCTCGACGCTCCAGATGACGCTCAAGGATGCCGGCATAGGGGGGTTGGACAGCGTAAACGTCCCGTCCGGCCCGGTCATCGTCGGGGTCAGCACTTCCTCAACGACCTCGACCGGGTGATACGCATAGCCGATCTGCGTGCCGCCATCCGGCAGATTGCCGGTGAGATAGAGCACCGCCTTGGTGCCCACCCGGTAGCCAACGCCATCACCGCTCAGGCGCCCGGTAGAGGCTTCCGTGGCGCTCTTGGTGACCTCGCCACTGGTCCACGTCAAGACCAACGACCCGGGCTCAGGCGTCGATGCTAGATCCACGATGATGGCTACGGGGTCCACCAGCGTTGTGCCGGCGCGATCGGTGAAGTGAATGGCGCTTGGCCACTCCCAAATGACCCAGCTCCCCGCATCGGGCAGCGCCGACAGGGACAACAGCGTCGCCCCGGTCATCCGGTTGACCGTGATGGTGCCGACGGTGCCGCTTTCGCCTTCGGTGACGGTGTACCAGTGATCGAGGATGCGCACATGGGCGCGCGCAAAGCCGCCGCTGGCCGGGATGGGCGTGAGCGTGCGCGTCCAGGTGGTGCGCCGATTGCCGGTTGTCACCGCCTGGCGCCCGGTATGCACCGGCCCTGATACCGTGAAATTCAAGCCGCCGCTGGCAAAGAGCTGGGAACCGGAGGCGAGGGCCGCCAGACTCGCCAGCGCCGTCTCCCCGCGCGCTGAGGGGGCCAGTTGCCCGTAGACGCCACCGGACCCCACATTGACCGTGGTGTCGCCAATGGCGGTCGGCGACGCCAGGGATGCCCGCCCGTAGTAGCGCGCCGAATCGGCCACCACGCAGGTGCGCACACGCACGACGGGGCTGACCGGATCAATGTTGGAGACCTCGCTGCCGTTATAGGATTGTGCCAGCATCGAAGTCAGATCCAGGTGCATCAGCCGGCGCGTGATCTCCCCTTGCTGTTGATCGACCAGGAAGGTCTGAATCTCCCAACTGAAGTCCTTGATCTGCACGTATTGCGAATAGGCCCCACCGCCCCCCTCGCCAGACACCAGGTAGAGCGTCTGCCCAACCTCGGGCAACGGGACCGTCACGCGACTCCACAGCTCTAGCCGGTTCATGCCGGCGACATGAATCCCGCGCACATACCAGGGCGCAATGCCGCCCTGAATCTGGTACGCCTCGATGTAGGAGCGAGCGACCGCGCGCGTGTCGGTATGGGCCGAGCGCACGCCCACGCCCACTGGCCGGAAGATCAGACAGTCGACTTTCGGATCAGCCGGCGACTGATCGAGATAGGTGTAGCAATCGTCGCCCTGTTCCGCGCCCACGGTCTCGATCGACAGATAGCATTTGGCCAGATCGACGCGCCCACCTTGGTGGTCGACTTCCGTGAGTTTTGGCAGCAGGCCGCCAACCTCGTGGTGGACCACGTAATTGGTGGGGTGAATGCGCCCGCCGGAGTTGTCGAATTGCCCGTCGACGGCCGCCTTGCGGGTGAGGATGTTGTTGGAGTAAATCGGCATGGGAGTGGTGCCTCCGTCAGGCGACCGTCAGGAAGCGGGTGCTGACGCGATAGATGCGTTGGTTCCAGTCGTAGCCGGCAGCGATCGGCATCAACGGCTCGATCTCCAGGCCGGTAGCGCCGGTGCGATCAAAGCGCACCTGGAAGACCTCAGACCCGATGGTGAGCGTGCGCACCACGTCGGGCGCGTCATAGAGCGCTTTGAGCGCATCGGCTTGGGCCCCGGTAAAGAGCCCGCAATAGCCCTCCGCGATGCCGCCAGAGGACAGGATGATTGGGCGCCCGAACGTCAGGGTGGCGGTCTGGAAGGCCAGGCGCCCGGTGATGAGCGTTTCGACGCGGCTGACTTGCGGGGAGAAGCTGCGCCGATTCGGCCACGTGATGTTCTCGGGAAAGGTAAAGCTGTCGAGCGTGACGAGGACCATGCTTGCTTACCCCCGGTGCAAGGCCGTGGCCATTTCTTTGTCGATCGCGTCGAGCAGCGACGTGGCCCCGCCGTCGCTCATCTTGGTGGTGACCGTCTGCTTGGTCAGCGGGAACTCGAAGCGAACGATCTTGGTTTCGGTGGGGCTACTGCTGCTTGGGGCCGGCGCCGCGCGCTTGGCGAAGGTCTCGGCCGCGGTCATCTCGGAGGCCGGCTTTTTGTAATCGGGTTGCTGTTGAGCAAGCCATTCGGCATAGCCCTTTTTGACCTGAATCTCATAGCTCGTGTAGACCGGATCGGCGCTCTTTCCAAAGGCTTGGCTGATGTCGGTCCCGTACTTCTTGAACAGGTCCTCGTACTGGATGGTGCTCTTGCGATCCTTCCATGACTTATCCGCCGCCGTGGCCAGATCGTTTTGGCGCTTCTGAATGTCCTCCAGGAGGGTTCGGTACTCTTCGGCGGCCAGCCCTCCCTCGCGCCACGCCTTGGTCAGCGCCTTGGCCAATTTATCCAGATTGCCGGTCGAATCGGCTTGCTGGATGGCGCTGGCCACGTCACGGATCGAGCGCACGCCCGAGATCCCCGATTCCTCGAAGGCCAGCGACAGCTCATGAGATTTCTTGCGCAGCCGCTCGGTCTCGGCGAAGGCTTTCTCCTTGGTCACTCGGGCGACTTCCATGCGCTGCGACTCCAGCGTCAAGGCATCGGCGGCGCGCAAGGTGTCGTTGACCTGGGCCTGTTCTTCGCGCGAGTAGTCACCGGTCGCCTTGCCCGCGATCTCCAACAGGCGCGCTTTCTCGCGCAGGGCCTCGGCCTCTTGCTCCTTGGCGTGCATGGCGCCTTCCAAGGCGTCCTGCTCGTTTTGAAAAGCGTCAGCGGAGATTTGCCGCTGGATGATGTCCTCGGCGCGGATCGCGTTGATCGCGTCCTGGCGCCCCTGCTGGTCGTTGGCGATCTCCAGCATTGCCACCGCATCTTCGCGCCGGAACTTCGAGGACTCCCGGTCCTGCTCAAGCTGATCGCGGGCGAGCCCCAGCCGTCCAAGGGCGAGCTGGGTGTCGGCTTGCAGGGTCTTGATCTGAATATCGACCCCGGCCGCGGCGTCCTTGGCGGCGTCCGCCACCAGGCGCGTGGCCATCGCCAGGGCTTGTTGGGTGGGGATCAATCGCGCGTTGGCAGCAACGCCGGCATCCATGCGCTGGTTGAGCCCGTTGACCGTTGCATCAGCGGCATCCATCGCGGCTTTGAGTGCCGGGATGTCCTTGGTTGCTCCGGTCCCCACCGCGATGATGTAGTCGCTATGGGCCTTGTGGGCGTCCTGTTCGGCCTGGCCCAGGTTGGCCGCCGCCACCGCCGCCAATTGCATGGCGCCTTTGATGTCGCCAAGCCGGGCGGCGAGATACTCTTGGTTGCCCTGCAACTGCACCAACTGAGCGGACTGATCGCCAAAACTTTTGCTGGCCGCGTCAGCCGATTGCGCTTCGGTGAGCGCTGCGACCGACAACGCCTGTGAGGCGGTCACCGCCGCTTCATACTCGGTGACCTGATTTTTGAGGTTCGCGATGTGCGTTTTGCTGACATCGTTGCTCAGGTTCAAGCGTTGCGCCTGTTCCTCGGCGACGATCAGCTCGGCGCGCGCCACGCTCAACAACCGCTGACGCTGCGCCAGGTCTTCTTGCGCCGTGGTCAGGGCGGTGCGTTTGGCTGCGGCCAGGGCATCCAGGGCGCCTAGCTCGTCGCCGGCCGCTTTCGCACTTTCGATGTGCGCCGTGGTGAGCTGTTCTTGCGCCTTGGCCGTGGTATTGCGCGCGGCAATGTCCTTCTCCATGGCTTTGAGCACGCGCTGATAGGCGGTGTCGGCGGTGCCCATGCCCTGGGCCAGTTCATCGAGAATGGCGACGCCCTTTTCCCACCGTTTGTTTTGTGAGTCCCACAGCAGCAGACCAGAGGCGCGCGCCGCGTTGGCCTCTTTCATATCGGTGAGCGAAAGACCGGTTTGCTCCCTGATCTGCTTGAGCTGCGCAATCTCGCGCACCCGGATTTCAGCCGCATGCTCTTCGACGCGCAGTTGCGCGTCGTATTCTTTGTTGTAGAGCCGTAAGTCGTGCTCAAGTCCCTTGAAAATCGTTGCATAGACGCCGGCACCTTCCGCGGTGCGACGCAAATACGCGCCCAGCTCGTAGCTCAAGAAGGTGTAGATCGCCCCGTTGAGCAAGGTGCTGACGCTGAAGAGATTGCGTAGGGACAGTCCCGCCGTGGTCGCCGCCGCGGCCTGCGCCAGCCGCGCCGCGGTGTCCTTGGCGACCGCGGCTTGCACCGCCAACTCAGACTCGGCCACCGCGATATTGGCTGCTGCCAGGGCCTCGCGGGTCTGGGCAAAGCGGGCCGTCTCCAACGACAGCTCCACTTCGATGTTGATGCTGCGGGCCTGGGTGATATTGAGCGCCAGTTGCGCCTGCTCCGTGGCGATAATCGCTTGGGTCAGGCGGTCTTGGGCAGCCGCGAGTTTCTGCTCGTAGACCCCCGTTCCGATCGCGGCGTAATACCGGCGCTTGGATTCGACCAGGGCCACTTGAGCAACCGCCGCTTCCCGTGCAGAGACCGCTTGGGCATGATTGGCTTGAGCCGCGGCAATGGCGGCGGCATTGTCTGCGCGGGCCAGCAACAGCGCGCCGGCGAGCGCCCGCGACTTGGCATTCTGGGCGTCGGCGACGCCCCACACCGACATCGCCTCTTCAAAGTTTGCCTTGGTGGCGACTTCGGCCGCGGCGGCCGATTGCACTGCCTGCGCGGAGGCGAGCCGTTGTTCGGCGGCGAGGACCTGGGATGCTTTGGCATCGGCCATCTTCGCCTGGCTGAACTGCGCAAGCACCGCCACTCCGCGCAGCATCGCGGCATAGAACAGGATCGTCCCCGCGTCCTCGATCGCCGGGCCGATCGTCCCGAGATTCTTGGCCAGCCCGTTGATCGCCGCTGAAAACAGCGACGTGCCTTGGATCACATCCCGATTGGTTCCCAGGTATTGGGTGAAGGCGCTGGTGAGGTTGGTCATCGCCCGCCCAATGGTTAAGGGCATCTCGTCGGCGCTCTTGCGCCACTGCGCGCTCATCGCGCCAATGGCTTTGCGCATCACATCGGACGTGATCTGCCCCTCGGCGGCCATCGCGCGCAAGGTGCCCTTAGCCACTTTCAGATAGCTCGCCAGCGCATCCAGGATGATCGGGGCCTGCTCGGCGACGGAATTGAACTCCTCGCCGCGCAGCGTGCCGCTGGCCATGGCTTGGGAGAATTGCATGATCGCGCCGCCGGCTTCCGCGGCCGACGCACCGGAGATCAGCAGGGCATCGGACATGCCTTGCACGATCCCGAGCAATTCCTTCTGGCTGACGTGCTGCTCGGAGAGCCCCTGCGCCAGGCGGGCGTAGAGCTTACCGACCTCGGCAACCGGGGTGCGGGATTCCTGGGCGACGCGGCCGATCTGGGCCATGATGTCGGCGGTTTTCTCGGCGGGGTCTTTGAAGATCCCCACCCGGGCCGACATCTCTTTCCACACATCCGACAGCTCCCCAACCCGTTGCAGGGGGGCCAGCAAGGCCAGTGTTAGACCGCGGATTTCGTTGAGCGCGAGGGCTTGCAGCCCCAGGCTCTTGAGCGACATCCCGAAGCGATCGGACGCCGTGCTGGCCGACCCAAAGCTGCGATCCAGGCTGCCGGTGCTGCGGCCTAAGCGATCGAGCGACGCGCCGGCCTTATTGCTTTCGCCAGACAGCAGATCGCGCAGGACCAGGACGACCTCGGTCAGATAGGCGTCACGCGCTCCGCTGATGGTGGCCATAAAGGATTACCCCAGATAGGGGTTGTACCCTTCAGGCTTCGACTCTTCGACCACCACCCCTTCGCCTGGCTGGCCCGGATCAGTCAGGCGGCGCGTTTGACCGCCCAGCGTCAGGTCAGGCAGGAAGGCGCCCACCAGGCCCGCCAGGGCGATGCCCAGCGGGATGATGGACTCGATCTGTTCCGGGTGCGTCAGCCCCCAGGATCCAGTTGCCAACAAGATCAGCCCCCGCCAGGTGGACGCTTCCCGTGCGCGCGATAGCAGAAACCGCACCGCCCAGGTGCGCGGGGAGACCAGCACCGTCACCGATTGTGCATTCATTCCGGTCTTCTCCTTATAGGCTAACAATCTGTACATTAGTTACGATCTTGATGATACGAAACGTCAGCAATGGATGGTTGATTTGCAGGTATCTAATTTTTTTCCTCGCCTCTGCTTCTGTTTCCAGTGCCGGGCCAACCTGCGTCCATCCCATTGGGGTGTTCTGCTCGATATGGAACACCGGTATGCACGCTTCAGACATAGGGCACCATGCGAATGGCTATCAGTTGCCGACGATCCTCAGCGAGTCTGCGTCGTGTCTCCCGCAGGGCCGTGGCAAGGGCGTTGGAATAGCCCCTCAGATCGGTCGTCTCACGCATTAAGACGCGCTCGACTTCCAAACCGCAAACAACTGCCCAGACTCGGTGCTGAAAACAACGTCGCGCGCGCCTCAGCTTGAACATGGGGTTAGCGTGTTCAAGATAGGCGCAGCCGCAGACCTACGCTGCCGGCGTGTTCGCCACCGCCGCCGCCGCCAGTTCATCCGTCTGCGACGCGAGGCGATCCAAGACCTCCTGCGCTTCCGGGATGCTGTTGTTGGCGATGGCCTCCGCCAGATCGGTTCGAGTCGCCTCCAGAATGGCGATGATGGCATCGCCCGCATCCTCGATCTTCGTTACCCGGTCAATCAGTTGTTGGCCTAATTCGGACATATCATTCACCTTGGTAGTTAAAGAGTCCACCTTACGATGGAGCGAATCCAGCGAAAACCCGCTGGGGGGATTCAGAATGAAGTCGAGTAAAGACACGTGATTATGATGGATTAAGTCAGGTCAGCCACGACTTCTGACACCGTGTCCATCAGACCAGTGAACGCCCCCGCATTGAGCGCCCCGAGCCGGTCGCTAAACGCCTGAGCGTTGGCCGTGACACCAAAGGTCAGCGAGAACTCGGACAGCGAAGTATTCATCGTCGCGGCCCGCAGCCCCTCGCGCTTGCGCAGTGTTGCCAGGGCGGTCGAGATGGATTCGAGCGCATCGAGCGTCTCTTTTCCGATCGCATTGTTGGGATCGATTTTGACCAGATAGGCCATGATATTAGGCTCCGAGTAGTTGAGTGATGGCTGCCAGACGGGCGTGCAGGGCGGCCGGATCAGTTGGGTCAATAGGTGCAGCAATCTCAGCCAGCGCGGCCTTGCGTTTGTTCGTGTTGGCTTGCGCGGCCCACTTGATACGGGCAGTTGCCATTGCGCGTTCTGCTGGCGTACCGAGTGCATACTGCACGGCGACTTGCTGTCCGTCGCGCGTTTCGAGCACTGGATCGGCGTAGCCCAGGGGGGCGGCGTCGCTGTCGCGAATCAGCGGTATAAGACCATATTCGGCAATGATTGGAGGCGTTATCTCATCTGGGAACGATGTCCCAGGGTTATCACGCTGTAGCTCATACATCCCATACGGGATGAGCACGTTATCTATTTCTTTTACATACGTTGTCATAGTGCCGCCATCGCAGTAGATATTGCCAGTATTTGTGCGGCAGATAGAATCGTACCATTCCAAACAGCCGCGGCTTGCACTAGATGATCCGTGGGTCTGGCAAGTATTCCGTCGGTGTTACGACCCAATAAATATAACTCAATACTTGGAGTTGAACCAACTTGTGTAAATGTACCCGCAGACGCACCATTGAAGTACATAGTGTTTCCAGCCACCGCTAATATACCCGCTGAAGCAGCGGTTGTCGTTTTGCTACTTCCAGTTGTGCCGAGTAATACTGCTGCCAAATTCGTTGTCTGATACTGCAATCCAGCATACTTTGCACCAGTCGCTTGGTATGCGCCAATTTCGGCAACAATTGCAGTTACTGCGCCAGATGAACGCACGATCATTGTGCTGCTTAATGAACTTACCACTAGCCCAGTGCGTAAATAAGCAGATGTCCCGTTACCCTGCCATCCGCTGGAACTCCATGACGGAGCGACGCCCTCAAAAGCATCATAAGTCCCAGGATTGGCACGATTGACCAGCGATTCGGCATAAGACGCAGCACCCGCAGCTTGCCAAGCGGCCGTGGGCAGCGGCGACCCCCCAGCGCGATACCAGGGGTTTCCCTTGCTCGTCAGCCGCAGCGCGTTAGCCAGCATCAATAACGTCCGTATACCTGGCCGCTAATTTTTACCAATGTCACGACCGTGTAGCCAGTCGTGGCGAGCGTTGGCTTGGCCCCGTTCAGCCAGTAAATAGCCGTGCTGTCATTCCCGCCAGTTCCAAAGGTAGTGCTTGTCCAGGTGATCGTATACCCTGATCCATCGTCAACAAATAATGTTACCGATTGACCATCGGCGAAGTTGACCGTCGTCGGTGTACTGCTTGCGCCAAGCGTGATTGTTTGTATCGATCCATTATTAAGGTCAATTACAAATGTTGGGCTTGGGGTGATCGCATAAACCTTTTCTCTGTAGCTAGTGAGATAGGGCGCAATTCCGGTGTTCGTGGACTCGATCAGCTCTTTGATGTACGTCCACAGTCTCGATACCGCGCTCTTGCGATTAGCAGTGACCGACGTGTCGTAGACGGGGATCATGTCATCATCGGCCAGCGCCGCGCCGATATCCGTAGCGCCAACGACATCCAGCGTCCATACCGCGCCGGCCCCAGATACGACGATACCGCCCTTATCGCCATCCGTGACACCTATGCCGAGTCCAGTCGCCCCCAGTGAATAGGCAACCCACCGGCCATTGATATATTTCCATCGCGGGTCGGAGACTGGGTGTGTCTCACCTTCTGCTGGGGACGGTGGGAAGATAATCGCGGTCATTCAATCTGATCTCCCAGCGCTCTGGCCGCATCGCCATAGAGCAGTCCACCATGCAGGACTGCGATGGTCTCAGCGCTCGGCGGCTCCAAGCCCTTCTCCGCGGCCAACAACGGAATGTACTCCTGCCAGACTTCAAGCGGACCGGCGAAGACCGGCATGAAATGCTCAAGCAGGGGCGACGATGCGGTGAAATAGTCGCCCCGCACCTGATCCAGCGTAAACGTCAAATCACCCCGCGGTGCCGGGTCGATGATCTGCGCCAGGGCATTGATCTGCGCGAGCGTTTCATCGGACGTGCCAAAGAGCGCGACGGGGAATGCCAGGGGGATACGGTCGGTCCAGGTGTTCATTACAATATGGACTTTAGAGAGCAATACTCAATAACACCATTGGTAATAGGTGTGTGCCGACTAACTCTAACAAAAGAAGATATGAATGATGTATACCCTACCGCATAGTTAATACCGATAGAATATATGTTTGGTCTCATTATTTGCTCTGCACCAGTACTTGGTCCAATGCCAACATAGTAATCACCTGAGACAATAGAGTTTAATTTGGATTTAAGCTGAATTAGTGCTCCAGGGGCAAGCCCAGGGCCTACAGCGACAGCAAATGATGGTGACCCCGAGAGGGTAAGCACGCCGCCTTGTATCGTGGCGGTCGTGAGCGCCCATTTCGACGCATCGTCAAACTCCGTGTCTAATAAAAGCTCCGGCCCCAGCGCCGGAACCCCTGCACTTAGCACCCGCGTCATGGTCGCAATCTGCGCATCGGTCAGCGTGCCGAGCGCCTCGTTGAAGATCGCCACCGGCCCGTTGAAGGAGTAGGGCGTGACGATGTTGAAGTTGGTCGCAACAGTCTGTCCGCGTTGGACCGTCACCCCCTCAGCGGTCGCGCGGAAAATCGCCGCGTTGGTCAGTTGTGCAGGCAGCGCGAGATTGAGTGCATCCGTAGCGTCGGCGTCGAGCCAGTATTTACCGGTAATGGGCGTGCGGCGCAGGAGGGGCTTGTTGGCGGTGGTGAGTTGGGTGGCGGACCCGCCGAGAATTTCACGAACTGACAGGTTATTAATTGTGGCCGAAGTTGTCCCGCCAGCAGATATAAAACCAAAAGTAGGTTTATAGCCAACGATGACTGATTTGTATCTACCTATTGACGACCTATATATCGCATCACTCCAATATGTCATAACCCCAAGTGCTATCGCCCCGGAAGTTATCGAAACCATGTCATAACTTACTAAAAACGATTTAGCAGTATCTGATACATTAATCGACACTGAAGCTGCGATATTCGTGTTTGTGGGAATCGCGTTTATTACTATGTTTCCATTCGAGATAGTAACCCCAGCCCCTAATACCCACCCGCTACCATCTGACATACTACCGACTAATTCAGGACCTAGCACCAAGCCCTTCGACTGGTCATACGCCACCCCCACCGGGGCACCAACCGCTGCCGGACTCGCATCCCCCGTATTGGTATAGACCGGCTGACTTGGATCGTAATATCCCACGGTCTGGGGCCAGGACTGAATCGCGCGCAAATCGGCAAGCTGCTGTCGCCGTGACGAGTACCCATCGCTGGCCCCGAGCGGCATCGCCAGCGGGTCTATGCGGGGAAACGATGGTGCCCCGAGTGCTGCCGCTAGGGGGTCTCTCATCATTACTCGTATTTCCGTGCCCGGCCCGTAATCGTAACCGTCTTGGCCGCAGTCACAGCCGCCTGCACACTCGCCTGCAATTTCGCGCCAGCCGGGACATGCAGCACCGGAATGTTATCGGACTCCACGACACCCAGTTTGGTGAGTAGATTGATCCGATCCGCCGTGCCATTGGTCCCTGACAACGCGATAATGCTGGTCGCCCCAAGCCGATACGCTGTGCCGCTGACCAAGAGCCACAGATCGAGCACAGCCGCCGCCGTGTCATCGGTGACCACCGAAAGGGCCTCAACGCGCTTGGTTTTCAGTCCAGCGGAGTTATCCAGCAAATCAACTTTTGCTGTCGTATCGGCAGGTAGGATCGTCTTGGCAATGCCGATCACGTCCGTTGCGAGAATGACGGCCATCACATAGCTCCTAACACTTGAAGTGATTGCAGATCGAATAAGACTTGTCGATCCGAAGCATTCGAGACAACCGGCGTCCAGAATCCGCCAGAGCCGAACAGATCGAACATTTGAATATCAAACAGGACCGCCAGGTCTGGTGGGACTTCCCAGTTGCCTGATGCCATGACGACAGCGATATTGGAGGCGGCTGTGGTGGCAATGTTCGCCTGCGTCGTCGCAATGCCGGCCTGCATGACCACATCGGTGAGACGGCTATCGGGAGACGCTGATACCCACGTCGTGCCATAACTAACATAGAGCGCTGCGGAGCCTTGTTCAATTTCAGTCGTGTCCCACCAGAACGGGTATGCGATGGGGTCACTCGGCGCTGTTTCCCCTCTCCACAGTCCTCCACCTGGGACCGCGAGCGTTCCATCATCTCGGATGTATTTTGTGCCGTTCGGAGTTCCGGTCGCGAGGCGTGCGACTGGGATGACGCCGGAAGTGATTGCGGACGCAGCAATGCCCGCCGAACCAGTAAACGATAACGAACCATTCACGGAAAACTGCGCGTAATCTGTCGCACCCCCGATAGTGACTACGCCAGAATCCAGAGCCTTTACGCGAACAGTATTAGCGCTATCCCGTAGCTGGAAGGTAATCCCAGTCGTGGTTCCAGTGCCTTTTACGTCAAGGGCGCCTGCCGGATCAGCGGCATTAACTCCAATTTTCCCATCATTTGAAATACGAAGTTTTTCAGTGAGGTTGTTACTACCATTGACCGCAGTAAAGAACGAAATCCGCGTCCCTTGGAATGATGTAGTCCAATTCTCGTCTGCCGCAATCAGTATCCTAGCTCGTGATCCTGACCATGCTGTCCCGTCATATCCCGCAGCGATAACCCTCAGCAGAACGTCATCTTTGTTTACAACAATGGGTGCAGCAGCGATGCCGTTTGCTGAGTACCCAGCAATCGTTGCGCCTGCCGTTGGTGCGCCAAAACTGACTGCCGAGAACTGACCAGAAGTACCATTTGGTCCTACGACCGTAATCGAATTTGTTGCACCAATTGCCGGGCCGACGGCCCCAGAATAATTAACCTCAAATTTCGCTACCGGGTTGGCGGTTCCTATACCTACATTTCCATTGTTAAGAACGGTCACCGCGCTAACGGAACCGTTATTTCCAACTTTCGCAATCAGCGCAGCGGCAGTGGTCGTACCATTTCCACTCGTCCCCTGAATCACTAAAGTATCAGTTACCCCGGACCCACCAATTAACGATTGCCCCCCAGTGACCCCTGCAACATTGGCAAACTCAGTCGTCGCATGGGTTGCTGCCGTCCCCAATCCAAGACTGGTGCGTTGCGCCGCCGCATCGGCCCCGGTTAGCAGTGCCCTTCCTGCTGGCGTGCTGTCGCTGATCGTGCTCGAAGCCTGGGTGTGTCCGGGTTGGCTGGCGCTGGCGGCAAGCACACCCTGGGCGGCGGTCGCCGCTCCAATATCAGCGGCGCTCAGAACATCGGTGCCGCCCGTGGCGTGCGTGGCTTTGTGGGCCGTAGGCGTGCGCGCGTCAACGCCCTGGGCCGCGGTGGCATAAGCCGAGCTGGCGGTAGCCGCGGCGCTGCCCAGTGTGGGTTTCCCGCTGAGGTCGGCGTAGGCCCCGGTGGTCGCCACCGTCGCCAAGCCCGAGATCGTCGCGGCGGCTTGCGTGTGCCCTGGCTGGCTCGCGCTATCGGCCTTGACCCCTTGCGCCGCGCTGGCGAAGTCGCCAACAGGGTGCGTAGCGGCCGAGCCTAACGAGGCGGACAGCGCATACCCGGCGGCGGCGTGATTGCCCCAGGTGAAGGCCGTCTGCCCATTGGCAATGTTGGAGTGGCTGAAGGCCACCAGATGCACGGCGGCAAAGGCATCGCCCGTCGCTCCCGACGCGGTGGCCCCGGTCGCAACGCCATCGAGCTTGGCCTTGTCGGCGCCCGTCAGGAACCCCGCCGCACCGGCGGCAATGGCATTGGCGTGGGCCGCGCCCCCGCTCCCGGCATGCGCGACTGGCAAAGCGCCGATGATCTCCGGGGTGACATGCACGGAATCGACGAGCAGCTTGCCGTCGGTGCCAAGCACCGCGAGGTTGCCGGCATCCCCCGAGACCGCCGTAGGACCAGCAGGACCTTGGTCACCCTTGGGGCCGACCGCCGAGACCCAGGCCCCGCCCTGCCGCCCGTAGGGACCTCCGGTCTGCGGCGCATCCAGAACCGTCGAGGCAGCTATCCAGGACTGGCCCGCGTCGTCCCACGCCACGGATTGTCCGTCGGCGGCGTTTCGCGGCAACAACCACCGCGTCCACAGATCAGCGCCACCCACTGGCGCACCCAACTGGACAAACTCTCCCCAGGTCAATGGCGATCCGTCGCCCGCCGGCACCTGCACCAGAGCAACCCATGGCGGCTCGCGCCCCCGCTCAACGTCAACGCGGTAGAACGTGTCACCCGCCAGTTCGTCTTGGGTACAGACCTGTAGCGTAACGGGACTGTCGGTGACGATGAACTTCCCGAGCCCGGCGACGATGCGCGTATTGGCAACGTTGGACGCTGGGACCGGCTGTCCGTCGCGATCCACCAGCGCCAGGTTAATCACCAACCGCCCGGCCAGCCCGGCCGCATCGCCGGGGGTACTGATCGGGGGGATGATAATGTCACGGATCATTGTGGGTTATCCGTCGAAGGCGGAAGTTTCTGGTCGACTTGCTCGATCACTCGCATTAGGTTTTCTACGGCGTTATGGAGTCTACTCACTTCCTTTTCATATTCACTTCGCGTAATGAATTGATTGGAGAGTTTAAGGCTGACTTTATCGATCTGATCGGCAATCCGCTCATCGCGATCCTTGAGCCGCTCATGCCATATCCGACTGGCCTCTTGGTGGCGACGTTCGTTGGCTTCAAATTGCTTGTCAATCTTATTGAGTATATCGAACACCGCAAGCCGCAACAGACCCAATAGGGCAACCACGGCGGCTAACGCAGAAATGCCAAGTTGCCAAGTCAACACAATTATTCCATGTTGAAGCCCCGCCCATTAGGGCGGGGAGGATGTCAGCACTCACGCCGCGGCATAGAGTAGGTTGTCATCCAGCGTGTATGGCTCGGAGAACCCTTCTGGCACCAACAGGTCACCCGATAACTCAAGGGTCTTGAACTCGGGTGACTCGGCATTCGCCACGAATTGCTGGGCCGATGAGCTATAGGCTACGGCCTCATGCACCGTCATGAAGCCTTCATTGCCGTTCTTGATGTCCTTGACCTTACCCTGGAGCCGGAAGGTCACCGCGGGCACCGTCGCACCACGGAAGCGAATGCCGCTGATCGCGCGCGAGGTTACCGTGCCGGTGAGCACGTCCCCGACCTCGATGCTGCCAGCGGTCAGTGGCTTGATGGTGCCGTACTTCTCGTCAACGCTATAGTCGGAGCCCGCGCTCAGGGAGGCTGATTCGACAATGGAGAAGCGCGAGGTTGCGTCGATGGGGGTCGTCCAGGCGGCCACCGTGAAGGTCGTCGCCGTATTGGCGGTAATCGCCACGACTTGCCCGGCTCCGGCCCCGGAGGTTATCGCGGCCTTCTTGCCAATCAGCGCACTGGCCGTCCAGCCTGCGCCCGTGACCGTCGTCACCGTGGCGGTGGCACTCTCGACACTGCCGCTCTTCAGTCCGGTGATGGCCGCTGATGCCTGCCGATTCACCACGGTCGAGGCGCCGATCAAATTGCGATGACCAGTGGGATAATTTAGCTCCAGTTGCGTGACCACAAAGGAGAAGGGGGCCGCGGTCACCGCGGCGACGGTCAGCGACGCGACCTTGGCCGAGAGTGCCGCGGCCAACATCAGCATCTCGACCGGCGCACTATTGCGGTTCACAAGGTCTTTGGTCGACAGCTTGATCGACGCCTGGCCCTTGGGAACCAGAAAGGTTTCGCGCAAAGAGGCAAAGGTGTCGTCAGGACGCGAGGAATAGTCCTCAATCTTGGTCGGCTCGGGCTTTTGAATCTCCAGTGCGATGAGATTCTTGGGATCGGTGTAGCCGCCCCACACCCCGGTGTCGGGATCCTTGATGGCCAGTTGTGCTTCCATCGTGTAAATCGAGGTTGACATGGTGTCGATACTCCGCGGGGATAGGGATTAGTCAGGAAATAAGGGGGCGGCTGCGGGTGTCCACCGCAAGGCGCACGGTGAAGGTGATGGCGACATCGAGATAGTTTCCATCCCGGCGTTGCCGCGCCCAGCTATCGGGAAGAATGGAGTTGACGCCGAGCGGCACGCCCACGCACCAGCCGTCATGCGCGCAGGCGCGTACCACGTCATCGAAAACCCCGCGGGCCACCGCTTTGTAGTCGGCGGCACCCGCTTGTACGGTGATTTTGACCGTCGGTTGATACTGATGGATCGCACTCTTGCCGCTGGTATTCGCCGCATCGGACCATGACCCTTGGTTGTCGTCATACTCCGCAAAAGGCACGGTGGGAGCTTCCTCATTCTCCGGGTCTCCATCGATAAAGATGCGCGATGAGTCAAGCGTCATTGCGTAGCCCACGCTGGTGCGAATCTGTGCCAAGCGCTCGGCAAACCATCCAGCGACCTGCTGCTCGACGCTCGCGTCCGCCATGGCGCCTACTCCGGGATCAGGTCAAGACGCCACAGGGCACCCTCGGGCGCGATACCGGCGATCCTGAAGACCGGGCCGCCAGTAACGATCCACAGCCGCTCGCCTTCGCGCGGCTCCGGGATCTGTTCCCACAGGGCATAGACCGTCGGCGCGGCCTCCCACGGCCGGCGGCGCAGGGCACTGTCGATGTCGCCCTCCAGCTCCATGCTGCCGCTGATCCATTGCAACTGCACCGGCTGCCCCTGGTAGAACCCAGGCTTGGCCAACCCGCTGAAGATGTCCCTGGCGAGTTCAACTTCCGTGTCGGTCGGGCGAAAGGCCGCGCGCTCCATCGTCGTCAGGTGCGCCGTCCGCGCTGGAGCATTCCCGGCCGCAGGGAAATGAACAGCGGATAGCTGTACAACTCGGTTTTCACCCACGACGCCTGATCCATGTTGCCGCCAGCATCCGGATCGATGACCACGCGCGAGTACAGGTCGCGTCCCGGCTGATTGACGCTGCCGAAGAACTCACCGGGGCTGAAGACCGCGGTGAAGGCGCCGGGAGCGCCCACGGGGAAGAACTTGCACTCGTTGGTGGGGACCACGACGGTATTGGGATGAGCCGCATCGGTGTCGTCGGTGCCGCGATAGTTCATCCAGACGATGCCGCCGTAGCGGAAGGTCTCGAAGGGCAGATTGATCTGACGCAGATCGGCCGCCTGTTGGGTGTTGAGATAGGTGCTGCGAACTTCCGAGTTCTGCGTCAAATCGTCCCAGAAGGCGTCTCCGCAGATCGCCACCAAGTAGGTCGTGCCGTCGATCCAGGCGCCTTTCGCGGCGCGCATCGACTGGCGGATAACCAGGTTGCACAGCTTGCGCACCGCCCCTGGGGCCGGGGTTGCATTGTCCAAATCGAAGTCGATCTCGGCCGCTTGCGTGATACCAAACTCGGTGAACCAGTTGTAGAGCGTCGAGCCGTCCGCATCGAGCACGATGCCCTGGATCGCGCCTAAGCGCATGCGCTCCCAGGTCAGCTCGAAATTGCGCAAGATGCCGGTCGCACCACTGACCCGGCGCATGACCTCGGCGGCGACCTGGACCAGCTCCGATTCGGTGCCGAAGGCGCGCACGCCTTCGATCTCGGCGGCGGTGATGGTTGACGCATCGGCCAAACGCGCCGTGTTGAAATTACGCAGCACGCGCTTTTCTTGGGTGCGGTCGCGATTGATCGGCTCGCCGCGCTGCGAGGTGGGGATCAGCGTGAGAATGCCCTCGCGCTCTTCAATGGCGACGAACGGCGTGCGCACCCGGCGCACCGCAAACAGGCCCAGTTGGCTGATTGCTGTGGGCGCATAAGGGACCTTGTTCACCGCATCGGTCATCTCGATGAGGCTGAACGCCTTGGAGTGGAAAATATCCATGTGAGCCATGGTTCAAAAGCCTCTTACGGTTGATGCGAGAAGACGGTTAGACGCCTTGGATCAGGCGAATCTTGCGGGCTTCGAGCTGGGCAATGGCCGCTGTCTTCTGACCCGCCGTGATGCCCGCCGGCCAGGCGATCTCCTGGGAATTGACATCAGCGTTCCAGATGATGAAGACCGCCGGCTTGGCGCCGAGGGTGGCATCGACCGGAAAGGCGAGAATGCCCGCGGCGACCTCGCTGCCGTCGCTGGCGCTGGGATTGAGCACCGTGTAATAGCCCGATCCCGCCACGGTCACGGAGATGACCGCGCCGACACCCCAATCGGTAGCCCCATCGGGGACCGTTAGGTTGATGTGATCGGAGACATAGGCGGTGCCGACCGTGAGATTGGGCAGGAGGTCACCGTCAGGCGTGGTGACCGAGAAGGTGCCGGCGCCGGCCGCGGCAGCGGTCGCCGTGAGCTTGTAGACACCCGGTCGCGCTTGAGAACCCAAGGTCACCGCAGCGGCGGCGACGTTGCCATCACCGGTTCCAGACACCTTGGCGGCGAGCGCACTGGTGTGCAATTGCTGGCCAACAACGGCGCCCGCATCGAGATTCTGACCCGCCGCGAGATAGGCGCCGAGGCTGCGGCTTTTCGCATTGGCCGCCTCCGAGACGATGAACTCCAGTGGGTAACGGCCTTCAGTCAACGTGGTCATGGGAACGTCTCCGATCAGCGAGTTTCAGCCGGGGCCAGGGCACGAGACCACGCCTCGCGACCAGCTTTCAGTTCTGCCTCATCCGTCGACTCGCCGCTGTTGCTGTCGGCACCCACGTCGGGATTACCCAGCCGGGTCATCATCGAGGCGAATTGGTTGTCGGCCGTCGCCTGGATGGTTTGCGGTGCCGGCATGGTGGCCAACACGTCGCCCGCGGTCTTGGCATCCATCGTCGGGAGCTTGGCGAGCGCGATGGCTTGGGGCTGGTGATCCAAGGCCAGCGGGTGTTCGAGGATGGCGAAGATGCGCGTGCGCTCGGCGAGGGCGGCATCCGCCGTCAAGTGCGCAATGGCCGCCAGGGCGACGGCATCGGACGCATCCGGTGCAACCCCAAGGGCGGTCGCGATGGACTCGGGAATAGCTGCGGACATGGTTGGTGCCTCTTGGCGGGTTGAATGAGAGGGGGTCAAGAACGCCCCGAGCGGATCGCGCCCGGCCTGGGCCAGCCGCGCAATTAAGTGGTCGGGGGTTTCAATGCGCTGGGCCAGGCCCGCGCTCAGGGCCTCGTTGCCCATGAAGACGTCGGACTGCTGGGCCACGATCAGGGCGGGATCGACGTTGAGATTGGCCGCGACCAGATCGACGAACATGGCGTAGAGGGTGTCGATGCGACCCTGAATGCGCGCGGCCACGTCGGCGGGAAGATCCTTGACCGGCGTGCCATCGGCCTTGCGCGTGCCGGCGAAGAACTCCGAGACCTTGTAGCCTTCGTTCTTGAGCCACGCCTCCATGGAGACGTGCCGGCAATAGACCCCGATGGATCCGGCGACAGCGGTTTGTGAGATGCAGATCGAAGTGCTGGCGCTGGCCAGCGCATAGGCCGCCGAACAGGCACACTCGGCAATGGCGGCATGCACCGGCTTCTGGGCGGCGATGCGCGCGATCAGATCGACCGTATCGAAGCACCCGGCCACTTCACCGCCGGGGGAGTCGTAGATCGCCACGATGTCGGTCACGGAGGGGTCGGCCGCCGCCGCCTGGAAGGCATTGGCGATGTCTTGATACCCCAAGAGCCGGTTGCACTCGGCGTCATAGCGCCCGCGATGCACCAGGGGGCCGTAGATCGGCAGGACGGCCACACTGCCCTCCATGCGCAGGCCGGTTTGCTCGCTGCGGGCCTGGGCCAGGGTGGCAAATGCCTCCGGGTCCAGATGCTCGTCACGCAGTTCGCGCAGGGCCGCCTCCAGGCCCGGAAGCATCGCCTCCAGGGCACTGGGCTGGATCAGGAGCGGCGAGTTGTAAACGCGCGCCCAATGGCGCAGGGGGGTGGTGGAGCGGGTTGACATCAAGCTGCCTGCTGGTCCTGCTGCCCGGTGTTGTCGTTGGGATTGGGGTCAGTCCCATCGACATTGGCCGCCGCCAGATCGACCGCGCCGGCCACGCCCGCGCCTTGGCTGGCCGCGGCGTAGAGCTGCACGCCCTTCTCGTTGGCGTAGTCCTCGATAATCTTGATTTGGTCGATGACCTCCATCCAGTCGTTGCCTTGCTCGGCACACTCCTGGGCGAGGCTGGAAATGCGGGAGTCCATGCGCACCTGGGCGCCTTGGGCCTCTTTGGATGGATCCACCCAACCGCGGCCGGTCATCGTCCACTTGCGGGTCGCGCAATAGGCGTAGCGGCTGTCGTAGAAGCCGGGGGCGGTTACCACGCCCGCGTTGACGGCCTCTTCAAGCCACAGCTCATAGATTGGATTGAGCCAGTTTTCCTCCAGCCAGGCGCGCTTACTGAGGAAGTGCCGCCAGGCTTCGAGCATGGCCGCGCGGGCGCTGGAGTAGTTGGTTTGCGTGAAATCCTTGGTGAGCAGTTCATAGGGGATATTCAGCCCGGCACCGATGTTGTGCAGGACCGAGTTCATGAACTTGTCGAAGGAATTATTGGGCCGGTTGGGAGTGAACCCGACGAACTTGGCCCCGAGGGGGAGGGCCAAGGTCGCGCCCGGCTTGAGGGTTGCCGACCTGCGAGCACCATCCATCGCATCTTTCCAATATGCTTCCGCGCCACTTCTGTTGGAGTCGTTGCGATCCTGATAGCTATTGAAAATGTTGTTGTTCGTCTCGCCGTCCAGATTGGATTCCAGAACGCCGGCCACCAGGGAATTGGCGATGGTGGCTTGCAGCTCAACCCGTGGGTATTGGGTCGCCATGCGAAACTCGCGCATGATCGCCGCCACGATCGGCTTGCCCACCGACTGACCCGAGCGCTCCTTGTCAAAAAGATGGATCACGCGCCGCCGGCCCCATGGGTAAAACGCGGGCACGCGCCGAAACTGAAATGGATCGGTCGCCGTGCCGATGGGGTCGAAGCGCTCATCACCCGGCTGCGTCTTGCGAAACCAGTACGCCACCGGGGCGCCGTCGCGGTCTATTTCTTTGCCGCCGCGCATCGACCGAGTGTAGGACTGGAAAAAGGGCGGACTTTCGAGCCGATGAGCCTCGACCGTCTGAATACGGGTGTTCCAGCGGCAGCCCTCGCGCGGGCGCCAGATCGGCAGGGCCAGGGCATTGCCGGTCAAGAACCACGCGCCAAGCGCTTGGATGGTGAGGCCCCGCAGGTTTAGATCCTTGGCCGCGTCGATCTCCACCGGGGAGTTGGCCCAGGACTCGAACTGCGCCCGCACCTCGCGGCCCCACTCTTCGCCCTGGTCCGCATCCCATTCCAACAGTTGCAAGACCGGGCCGGGATTGAGGCGTAACTGGTGCCCGACGATATTGTCCTTGAAGACCTGGTTGGCGCCGGCCACGTAGCCGTTGTTGCGCTCCAAGTCGATGTTGCGCTCGCGGATGAGCGGCAGTTCATCGATCAGATCAGCGTCGGCTGACTGCGAGGACGGATACCAGCCGACCATCGCCGGGTCGTCGTGGCTCGCCGCCGCGTGCGAGCTTTGGTAGGCCGCGCTATAGAGCAGGGCCGCGGGCGGCTTGAAATGGGGCTTGCTTACCAACGAAATCCGCCCCGGCCCGAGATCGGAAAGCCCATGCCGTAGTGGATCGGCCCACCGGTTGAGCGGCCGGACTCGCGACACGTGATGGCGTCTTGCAGCTCGGCAATATAGGCGTTGAGCGCATCGATGTTGTTGTGGTTGAAGGTGCGCATCTGGCCGCCGTTGGCGACCTGGTAGGCTTTCTTGCCGGACAAGATGTCATGGCGCCCGCGCACGGCCTCGTCGCGCCAGAGGAGCAGGGTCTCGATCGGTTGGGCTTGCAGTGCGGCATCCATGCCACGAAACGTAGACTACTGGTGTGTACGACTTCCAGGGTAAATGACGGACTCATTGAGGCGTGGTCGGTCATTGAGGATGCGATAAAAGGTCGTGCGGCGGATCCCGTAGTGCCCGCACACCTGATCGCGCGCCTGGCCGATCGCCATGCCGCCGGTCACCAGCTCGTTGAAGTCGGCCAGTAGACACGCATTGCGCGCCGCCAGATCGGGACCGTGGATGTAGCTCTCGCGTCCGCCGTAGAGGGAGCGGATGGCACTCTCGAACTGCGCGGCCTCGGCGCGCACCACCGCTTCATCGATGCCGTGGGCGGCGATGGCGTTGGCGAAGCGGAGGACCACGAAGTCAAGGAGGCGCATTTCGGTCTAGTTCACTGTTATTCCTTCCAAGACTTAAAGTCTGACGCGCTACACTCAAGTGTGGACAAATCAATTGTATCGACGTGATATTTAGCCACAATATCCTTTGCAAGTTCCGGCTGTTGTTCATACACATACTTGATCCAGTCTGGTAATGCGTCTTTTCTTCTTTCACCTAAAAACATATATATAAGAAAGGTTTCTTCACACTTGTTCGCTAAACCCTCTTCAGTTTTTTTCAGTCGATCCATTAGTGTTTCAATCAATATTTCCGCAGCTTCATTAGTAATATTCGGCATAACAACGTTCTCCAAAGGAAAATTCAACCAGCCCCTTGAAGCCACGGATCATCCGCTTGCCATGACACCATAGCATCATGGTTGCGTGACTTGATGAGCATCCCGACCGGCGCCGGCCGCTCGGCCTTGATCTGAATCTGGTTGGCGGCGAACCACAGCAGCCCCTCGATATCGAGAAAGTGATTGGGCCGGTGCTTGCGCCAGTAGGGCACGCCGCGGTCGTCGATGAGCCGGGACTCGGACGTGATCTCCTTGCAGTATTCATCGTCGATATCGCTGGGCAGGTGCCAGACCAGCTCCTTGCGCGCGGAGTGCTTGACCTGCGAATGCACCCAGCTTTTCACCACGTCGGTGTTGATGTGCCACAATTTTAAGCCATAGCGCCGGACCTTGCCGCGGGTGTCGACCTCGGGTTTGGCGGCCTTCCACCAGGCATCCATGGTGTCGCGACCCTTGGTTGGGATCGCCAGGTCGTTGAGCTTGCAGAACTCGTAGACCATCTGCTCGCGGTGCCCCGAGTCGATCGCCATCAGGCTGATCTTGAGCCCCTCGTAGGTGGCTTCCAGGACCCGTGCCTTGAGCAACTTCCACACGTCATCCTGATCGGTGGGGCCATAGAAAACGCCCCTCTGGATCAAGTAGGACTCGTGATTGGGATCGTCGCTGGGCACCCAGCCGCGCACCGCCCATTGCAGCTCGTTGTCGGACAGATCGACCGCGGCCGTCAGCGTCGTGACCGGTGCCGGGACTTGCCCCAGCACGTAGTCAGATCGCAGGGCCAGGGATTTGACCTCGGTCCAGGGCGGCGTGTCGCCCTTGGCCAGATAGCACTCCCCAAAGAGCGTATTGAACACGCCTTGGATGCGCTGCGGCAGCAGGCTCTTGAGCGCCGTAACCAACTTCTCGGCGATGTAGCCAAAGCTCGAACGGGCGGAGAAAGTGCAGAGTCCCGACACCCAAAAACTCGCTTTTGACGCGGAGCGATCCAGCACGAAGTCGCCCCACGGCACGCGCACGGGGACCGACTCGGGACCATCCAGATGCAGCAGAAAGCCCTGGCCGACGATCGCGTCATCGTTGACCCGGCCCCAGGTGTGATCGTAGGGCGCCGGCAGTTGACCGGGGGCGACCATGCAGCCGCGGGCATTCGCCCAGACACGGTGCTTATCCCTGATCTCGCCGCCGCAGTTGGGGCACGCCAGATGCCCGTTGCGCTCGGCCTCATCGGGCGTGACCTGTTCGATGGGGCGCAAATATTTCGAGCGCGGGATGAAGTAGACCTTGCAGTGCGGGCAGGGCACCGCCCACTCATGGCGGCTGCCCTCCTGCCAGTAGCGCCAGATCGCGGAGATGACTTGCTCGGAATAGCTCCAGTGCTCCAGGCCCGTAACCGGGTGGCGCTCACTCTCGACCGCCCCGTGCGTCGGCGTCGAGGTACAACCCACACACCCTTCTGGGAAGCTGCTCGTGATCGCGGCGGCCATGTCCTTGACGGTGCCCTCGCCGGCCACCGGGCGGTCGGCTTCGATGCCGTCGATCTCGTCAATGAAGACCAGGCCCGCGGCATCGGCCTTGAGACCCGTGTCGGACCCGGCCCAGGCAAAGCGCAGGGACACGCCGTTGACCATCTTGGCGTGCTTCTTGTTCTTCTGGCCCTTGAGGGTCTTATTCCAGAGGCTCGGGGTGCTTTCGAGCATGAACTGGACCTTGGGCTCGATGACGTCATCGATGTTGTCGCGCGTGGGGCCGATGTAGAGGATCGGCACCGGGTCATCGTCGAGGCGCTGCCCAATGGGGTTGTAGATCCCGCCGTTGGTCTTGCCCATCTGGCGAGCCATGGTGAAATAGACCTCGCGCAGTTGCCACCGGCGGAACGCGCGGCCGATCGGGATCATGTAGGGCGTGCGCCCCGAGCGGAACTTGCCGTACTCAGCCGAACCCCTCGGCAGTTGCCGATTCTTGTCCGCCCACTGATCCGGGGTCCGATCCGGCGGTGGACGCACGATCTGCGCGGCCAGTGCTGCGAATGCCCTTTGAGAGGCTGGTAAGTTCATCGGCCAATTCCTCCAGCACACCGCGGGACTCCCGCAGCAGAATCTCCCGGGCCTCGGCTGGCGTCTCGATGTTCACCATACCGGGGGCGAGCCGGGCCACCAGGGAGTTGACGGCCGCCCGGAACTTCCCCGACAGCGTGATCCACCCGGCCTCGCACTCATCGAGCGGGACCAACACCCCTTCGGCCTCTTTGCGCGTCAGCTCGGCACGCAAGCGCTGCTCGCGCACCAGGCGGACCTTCTCGTCGTACATATCCGGCTGGCTGTCGCCTCCGAGCGACCGGCGCTTGAGCTTGTCCGCATACCAGGGCACGCACTTGCTCAGATCGAAAATACCGGTGCGCTCGCGCGGCATGCCCTGCTCGCGGACGAGGGCCTGCACCTGGCTTTCGCTGACCCCGAACACCTTAGCGACCTCTGGGGTGGTGCGGATGTCGCGGGCATCCTTGAGCCACGCGATATAGGCTTGGGTGCATTTGATGATGTCGTATTGCGACCCAACCGGCGGGGGTATCACCCCGTCGCGGGCCTTAAAATAGACTTCGCGTTCGGCAACGCCCCACATGAGCGCCAAGGATCCGATATTCGAGTTCTTTGCGACTTTCACGGCCGTATCAGTTCATCGCTACGTTTGCGTTTTTCATTGTTTCGATTCTTTTGACATTTACCCGCTGATCGCGTCTAATTAAATCGCGGGAAACCAATCACTTATAAATTGCGTTTCCTGGGATTGAGTCATCAGCAACAACAGCGAGAACAACATGAGTCTACAAAGCGCCATAGAACACGCCTGCGCCATGGCTTTCGAGGAAGACGCCGATCAGATCGTCGGGCTTATCCAAGGAGAATGGGAAGTCGCCCATCACGAAGATGTCGCCAGAGTAGCGCAAATGCGGGGACAGACGTTCATTTGCCATTCCGATGGAGTAGACCAAGGTCATATAGATCGCGGCGAGATTACCGTGGACTGGGAGTTGGTGGTTAAAGATGGTGAGGAATAATCATGGCAACAGAAATCGAATGGACGGACGAAACCTGGAACCCGTTTGTCGGCTGCTCCATCAAGAGCGACGGCTGCAAGAACTGCTACGCCATGCGCCAGGCCCATCGCCTGGAGCACAACTTCAACATGGTCCAATACCAGGGGACCACGACGAAGGTCAATGGCAACCCCGTCTGGACCGGACTGGTCAATCGTGCCACCGACGCCACCCTGCGCAAGCCCTACGGGTTTAAGCATGGCAGTCTGGTGTTCGTCAATTCCATGTCCGACTTTTTTCACGAAAAGGCCGAAGACGCTTGGCGCCATGAGGCGCTGACTGTGATGCTGGCCTGCCCCCAGCACTACTTTCAGATCCTCACCAAGCGTCCGGAGAACATTCAGCCGTTCGCGTTCCGCTCCGGGCTTTACATCAGCCCCGGAAACTGGTTTCCCGATAACGTCTGGATCGGCGCGACCGTCGAAAACGCCAAGGCCACGCACCGCATCGACACTCTGCGCGCGGTGCCCGCGGCCGTGCGCTTCCTCTCCTGCGAGCCGCTGATCGGGGACCTCGGGACGCTGGACCTGACCGGCATTCATTGGGTCATCGCCGGGGGGGAATCTGGCCCCGGCGCCCGCCCGATGCACGCCGACTGGCTGCGCTCCCTTCGCGACCAGTGCCAGGACCAAGGGGTGCCCTATTTCCTGAAGCAGTACGGGACCATCGGCAACAACCCGCTCTTCAAGAACCCGCCGCCCGGCATCCCCGGTGCCCGCTGGGTCGCCATGAACGACCCCGTGGGCAAGGGCGGGTCCAAACTGGACGGACGCGCTTGGAAGGAATGGCCGACCGCTTACCATGGCCACCTGGCCGATCTGTTGGGAGCTTGATTCATGAGCACCGACATCGTTGACTACCAAAGTGCCTTGATGGCGTGCCGGCAGACCTTCGCCGACGTTCTATCGTATCTCAGCTTCGGCGACATCGATAAAGCCGTGGCGCTGATCCAAGAGGCGATACGTGAGATGGACGAGGGCGATTAGGCATCATGAGAAACGGTTCTGACCAACAACGCCCCATAGTGGGTCATGTCATCTAGGTTGCCGGTGTAATACCCGTGCCACCACTCCACCGAGTAGCCGGCCGCCCCGGCTATCTCGGTGACCTTCTCCCGGCATAGGTCCAAGTAATGGGCGCGCACCTTGTCGTTGCCCCACTTGCGCGCCGCTGCCTTGGTTGAGCCTACCTTCCAGGCCCCCTTCACGCGCGCGTTCTGCCGCAGCCCATCGTTGACCGCGAGCGCCATGCGCGGCGCCAGCTCGCGCTTGGAGCCGAAGAACCCCTCGATCGTCGGCCAGGGCTCGCCGAACGGATCCACGTCGAGCATCTCCACCGAATAGCGCCGGAAGAGCCCCGCTCCCAGCATGTCCTCGGCCTTGCCCTCATAGACCAGCCAACTCGGCCGCTGCCGGGCTAGGAACTCCGCGCGCTCGGGGTCCTTCTCAATCACGGCACCTGGGAATCCCGAGTACAGGCGCTTGTAAATCTCGCCGCGCCCGCCGTGGGTCTCAATCGTGAATGGCCGCGCTACGCCCAAGTGCTTCAGCAACGTCTTGCGCAGCCCGATCTTCTGGGTGCCTGTCGAGTTTGTCTGTCGGATGACGGTCATGGTGGTTGTGCGTTTCCAGGAAATGCCTGGCGAGCATCTGCATCGCCTCGGCGCGATTGATCTTGCCGGTCGCCTCCAGGGCGCGCTCCACCAGCTCGGCCTCGTCCAGGGCATAGACCGCCTTAATCACGACCTTGCGCTCGGAAAAGCTCTTCTGCACCGAATTGAAGTTGGTCTCGGTGCGTCCCTCGTACTGCCGTTCCATCGCCAGCGCATCGGCGACCTGGGCCTCTAGTTCATCGTAGAGAGCCGCCAGACCGGGGTCCGGGCCGTCGATCTGCCCCAGCGTTTTCTCCAGCGCCCGAAAATCGATGTCTGCCAGCGAGGATATGGGGTCCAGGGCCGCCAGCGCCTTGATGACCTCGGCATCAGTCAGATCCACGTATTCGACCGGAACCTCGGCCTCACCATCGTGAACCGCGATGAGCACGCGCGCATGGCCGTCGACGATGAGCCCCTTTGACTGCTGCACCAGGACGCTCTTGGTCCAGCCCAGATCGTCCAATGAACCGCGCAGGATTGCCCGTTGGTGGTCGGGATGAATCCGCCAATTATCCGGGTGCGCGAGCAATGTACGGGGGTCAACCAGGGCATGCCCGACGATGCGATTCTTGCGAATGGTTCCACGGGGAACAGTCGGGCCGGCGTCGGATGCGATGGGCTTCTTGCGGGGCTTGGGCGTTGTGGGTGTATTCATGCGCCTGAGACTAGCAGAGACATGGACTTGGCGCCAATTCTTCGCGCCCGGTACCGGCCGACTATTGGCTCTAACTTGCGCTTCTAGTTCATTGTTTTTATTCGACTTTTTATTGACTATTGCGGGATTTTTTCAGATAATGTCATGGGGAATTGCGATTGACAAAAAACACGGAATGTTTCCCGTCTATACCATAGATTCCCCGCCAGGAACCCGCGCCCGGTTTGCGTTAGGTGCAGTAGAAGAGATGCACCCAAGCCGGTTACCGCTGCGATGGAACCGCTAAAGCCCAAGGGGTAGCAGGAGATGCTACCAGGACAACAGACACGCGATCAGCCGACGTTGGATGCCACGGATACGCTACCCCAACCGACCCAAGTCGCACCGTTACCAGCACGCCAAAGCTGGGACCAGCCTAACCCGCATCTTTGGGGCTCTAAACCGTGAATCGAAGGATGCAGAGATGACACGGGTTTCCGGGGTCGTCTACCCGCCTTTGTCGTGCGTTGTAGTTGCGATGGGGAACGCGGGATTTGATCGGTTTTCCTTTGCGCGCGGCTTGCGCGCTACCCGATCCGAAACCCGATGGGTTTCGTTCTGCTCCCTCAAGCAGGGGGCAGAATCAAGCCATCGTTTCCATACTTCAGGAGCATCCAATGACCAAGACCAAGCAGGTCGCCAGACTGACAAGAGAAGAGTATGCGCAACGGCTCGCCGCCGGACAGCTCTTCCGTGGGGCCGGTCTTTACGAAGATCAGCACGCTCCACGCGGCACCGAGTTCGTCATCGTAATGCTGACTTCCAAGCAAACCGCCTATAAGCGGAGGATCAAGTAATGACCAAGACCCAGCAAATCGCTCAGGGCCTACGCGCCCTTGGCTGGACCGAAGACAAGGCCAGCCGCGTTACCAAGGGCACCGTCTGGAAAGACGGGGACTTCACCCGGCCCAACGGTACTCGCTATTCCGCCGGCCCGGACGCGCGAATTTTCACTTCCAAATTCGGAACAGCGCGACACAGCATGAACGGCAAGAAAGGCGAATCCGTGTCGATGCTCGATTCACAGCTCGCCCGCATCATCGCGGCCGGCAAATAACCAACTGAGGCCATCGGTATGAACTCATACGAAAAAAACTTAGCGAAAATCGGCGAAATACTGGAGTTTGCCGCCGCCGGACTCTTCAATGACTGCGGCGCTGGCGTTGACTTCTGCATCCAGCTCGTCGGCGATGAGCGGGTGATCTTTGGCGGCGTGAACCGCGTTATCTGGGAACCTTTAACGGGGTTTAGCCCCGACCGCTCTTGCTGCACCGAGAGGTTTCTAGCGGAATGGGATGCCCTGCATGGCGGCGGGCTTATCACGGAAGCGACTACCACGGAGCCATCAGCATGACCCACACCGAATCCTGCGAGCGCTACCACGCCGAGTACGCCGCGGCCGTTGCCGCCTTTGAAGCGTCCTACCCGAACTACTGCCACCACTGCGGCGGATCGGGCTACCTGACGACCCCCGGTTGTTCTGTGCCCTATGGCATGGGCAGCGTGAACCTGCCCAATGACGCGGACCCCTGCCCTAAGTGTGCAGAGGAAGGCAAATGCCCGATCTGCGGCACCGTGGCGCTCAACGACGACGGCAGCGAGTGCGCTGAATGCGGCTGGGATGCCTTGGTTTCGCCCTCCCTTCCCGAGGGCCCGGAGTGCGACTGCTGGGATACCGGCGTACCGGATATGGGGTGGTACTAATGGCAACCCGCATCCTTTCAATCCAGATAGAAACTGACCTGGGCTTCTGCAAGAACGGTTACAGCTACGTGCTGGTGACCTGCAAGGCTCACTGTTTCGATCACGTTAGGCAGTATGATCCAAACGGCAAGGACATGGGCATGTACTGCTCGCCGAGCGCCTGGGACCGTACTATGCACCAGTGCATCGTGACTCTGCCTGCTGAGTAATAGACAGGCAAAAAGAAACCCGGATAGCGAGAGCAATTCGCGTCCGGGTCAGAATCATCAGCAACAGTCATCGAGGATCACCCAATGACGAATGAGAGTATGACCAACCTGGTTATCCAGGTCAAACCGTCTCAGACCAGCCTCGCACTTGAGACCATGATCCGGGCGCGCGTGCCCACCTTCCTGTGGGGACCGCCGGGGGTTGGAAAGAGCCAACTCGTTCACCAGACCGCCAATAAACTCGGGCGTCAGGTGATCGATATTCGGGCCGTGCAATTCGACCCGGTTGATCTGCGGGGAATCCCTGTGGTCAACGGCGACGGCATGACGCACTGGTCGGTGCCGGACATCCTGCCCCGGTGGGATCGCGATGGCATCGAAGGCATCCTGTTCCTGGACGAACTGAATGCCGCGCCGCAAGCCGTCCAAGCCGCGCTCTACCAGCTTGTGCTGGATCGCCGGCTCGGAGAGTACGTGCTTCCGACCGGCTGGGACGTGATCGCCGCCGGCAACCGGGAGGGTGACCGCGGGGTGACCAACCGCATGCCGACCCCATTGGCCAACCGCTTCGGTCATTACGAGGTTGTCCCCGACGTGCCCGACTGGGTGCGCTGGGCCTTGTCCGCTGGACTGCGGGCTGAAGTGATCGCGTTTATCCGCTTCCGCCCGGAGCTGCTGCACGCCTTCGACGCCAGGAGCGGCGAGAAGGCGTTCCCGACCCCACGCTCGTGGGAGTTCGTCCATCGGCTCTTGGAAGCCGACCCCGATCCCGAGATCGAGTTTCCCGCTTACGCATCCGTGGTGGGGCAGGGGGCGGCGGGAGAGTTCACCGCGTTCCTGCGCATCTTCCGCCGGCTGCCGACCGTCGATTCGATCCTGCTGGCGCCGGCCACGGCCGATGTTCCGGACGACCCATCGACCATCTTCGCCCTGGCCGGAGCGCTGGTGCGCCGGGCCGACTCCAACAACATCGAGCGCATCTGGACCTACGTTAAGCGCCTGCCCGCGGAGTTCACCGTGCTGATTATGTCCGATTGCTGCGGTCGCAACCCGGACCTGAAGCACACGCGCGCTTTCATTGAATTTGGGTCTGAATATTCGGAGGTTGTGCTGTGAATAAGACAACCGAATGGGTAGTAAACCTGATCCATGAACGCGACGCCTTAAAGTACGAGTGCAAGGAATTGCGCGAGGGCCTAACTGCTGTGGTGGTCGTCTTGGAAAATGTCCAGGACTGGCAGGGTGCGTTGTCCATCGCCAACGAATACCTGGAGCAGCACGATCGTCGGCGTCGTCAATCATTTTCAGAACTATAGAGGAAGCCACGATGACTATCTTGACCGAAAAAGCCATGCTGGTTCGCCATGCCGTGAAGGGCAAGGGATTCGGCCGCGGTAAGGCCGACAAGGAGATCAGCGCCGATGTGGCCCGCCGCCACGATGCCGATATCGAGAAGGCCGGGAAATACCGCAAGGCGCTGATCGCGCCGCGCTTCACCGAAAAGCTCGATGACATCGGCGCGCGGGCCTATGAGTACCACGTCAAGAACACCCTGCCGTGGGACGATGAAGGCTGGCGCTTACTTCCGAGCCAGAACTACTTCGATTATATGTCCGCCCAACGGACATTCAGGGAGCAATTCAAGTCCGCCACTACGGACTTCGCCCGGACCTACGATGAAGCCATCGAAGAGGCCCGCACGCGCTTGGGGACGATGTTCAAGCTGTCCGACTTCCCGGACCCGGACAAGCTCTTCGAGCGCGACCGGGAGACCGGGGAGTACAAGCGCTTCGTGGTGAACGTCATCATCCAGCCGATCCCGGATCAGTCCGACTTCCGGGTCGACTTGAACGAGATGGAGACGGTGAAGATCAAGGCGGACCTGGAGCGGCGCATGCAGGGCGTGCTGACCGCGGCGATTGGTGACCTCTGGGGGCGCCTGCGTGATCCGATCGAGAACCTGCGCGACCGGCTCGACAAGTACGAGACCGCCGAGCGCAAGCTGTGGCTGCCGGTGTGGATCGACAACATCAAGGCGGTCATCGAGATGATCCCGAAGCTCGACTTTACCGGGGACCCGGAGCTGGCCCGTATTTGCCGGGAAGCGGAGATGAAGCTGTCCAAATGGAACAGCGACCAGATCAGGACCAGCAAGGCCACGCGCGAGTTTGTGCGCACCGCGGCCGACGACATCCTGGAAGCCATGGCGGGCTATTGCGGAGAGCCTTCAATGCAGGAGGCGGCATGAAGTCCATCACCAAGATGGTCAGGGCCAGGGGCGCCCTGATCCTGGAACAGCCGTTCTATGGGTCGCTGTCGACCCGCCTCAAACTGGTGGCCGCGGACTGGCTGCCCTCCTGCATGGCCACGGACGGCACGCACCTGTACTACCAGCCCGAGGCCATCGACGCCATGCCGATGGACGAGATGAAGGGCGTGGTGTGCCATGAAGTGCAGCATGTGACCCTTGGGCATGTGTGGCGTCGCCAGGGGCGCGATCCGGATCGGTGGAACATCGCGGCCGACTTTGCGGTGAATCCGATCGTGCTCAACGCCGGCCTGCGCCTGCCCGAGGGGGCGCTGGTCAACACCGAGTATCTGGACGATCCGGCGGAACGCATCTACGCCAAGCTGGAGCCCCCACCCGGTTCCGGGGGAAAGCGGCCGGAGCAAACGCCCGATGGACGACCCATGCCGGGCAAGGATGCCGGGGGCTGCGGGGGCGTGCTGGACGCACCGCCCAATGCCCAGGGACAGGCCCCCACGCCGGCCGAGCAACGCCAGCAGGAACGCGACTGGAAGGTCGCCGTCTCCCAGGCAGCGCAACTGGCCAAGGGCCGCGGGTTGCTCTGCGCGGGACTCGCCGAATTGGTGCGCGACATCATGAACCCGCTGGCGCCCTGGACGGCGCTGTTGCGGGAGTTCATGACCCGGCCAGCGCGCGACGACTATTCGTGGTCGCGTCCCAACCGCCGCTACATTGGCCAGGGCCTCTACCTGCCCAGCGTGCGGTCTGAGACCATCGGGACCATGGCGCTGATCCTGGACACATCCGCATCGGTCGACACCGGGATGCTGGAGCAATTCAGCGCGGAGTTGAACGCCATCCTGGAAGAGATCAAGCCCGAGCGCCTGTTCATCATCCAGTGCGACAAGCAGGTACGGGATGTCCAGGAGTTGGAGCCCCAGGACTATCCCTTCGAGTTGACCGCGCAGGGACGTGGCGGGACGCGCTTTCAACCCGCGTTCGATTGGATCGCCGAGCACGACATCGATCCGGTGTGCGCGGTGTACTTCACCGACATGGACCCGGCCGACACCCCGGAGGATCCCGGCTATCCGGTCCTGTGGGCCGATTATGCCGGGGGCATCGCGCCCGACATGCCCTTTGGCGAGCGCATCGTCATTGAGGCTTAACCCCGAGCCCGGGAAACCGGGCTCTTTCTTGGAGATCATCAGTGTACAAAACAGAGCAACACCAGAACGTCTTTGTGGATCGCAAGCCGGCGACCATGTTCACGCTTTATGAAAAGCGCGCATCCAATCCGCCTGGCCTGCCGCCACAAACGTCCTGGTTCCATGCTGGAAGGTTCTTTGCGTGGGGCCACAACCGCGACGAGCACTTCTGCATCCAGAGCTACATCGCGGAGCGCGATAGCGAGCCTGCGGACCTTTACGAGGACGTGAGCGAGTAGAACTACTCAGAACGCAACTAGGGCGCCCCGAGGGGCGCCCACTGGTGCGCTTTGAGCACCGTTACCTGAATATCAGCAACAACATGAAAAAAGTCATTGATGGCAAACTCTATAACACCGAAACCGCAGAGGCGATTGCCCATTGGAGCAACGACCTCCCTCGTGGTGACTTCAGGAATTGCGACGAAACGCTTTTGAAGACGGCCAAGGGTGCCTTCTTCGTCTATGGGGAAGGTGGGGCAATGACACAATGGTCCCAGGCCGCTGGAGATATGCGTTGCGGCGGAACGGACATTCTCGCCATGACCACCGACGAGGCCCGGGCCTGGTGCGAGACACACAGCATCGACGCCGACACCATCGCCCAACACTTCGATATCGAGGAAGCCTAATCATGGCCACCAGAGCAAGAAAACTCGCCAGCGTTACCCCCATCACGGCCCCGGCCCCGTTTGTCGCCAACCCCGCGGCGCTGATTCACCGCCCCATGGCCGACGGGAAAATAGCCACTGAGATGTTCCGCGTCCCGGCTGCGCACTTGAAGTGCCTCATGGGCGCCATGGCCAAGGGCGACACGCGCTTCTACCTGAACGGCATCTACCTGGACCTGGACGAACAGACGCCCATGCTGGTCGCCACCAACGGTAGCGTCATGGCGCGCTGCCCGGCGATCATCGACGTGGATGCCCACCGCCCGGCGCTGCGCCAATTCGTCTCGGAACGGCAGAACGAGACCCTGGACAACGGCAAATGCAAATGGGTCGCCGCTGACCAGTTCATCTTCCGCCCCGAGAAGCTGCCGCCCCCAGGCGACGACGTGGTGTTGGCCTTCGATCTGCGCTTGGGCCGCTTCTGGGATGTGACGGGATATGGTGCGAAGCGCGAGCGCCACATTGAAGCCATGGAAGATGGGGTCTTTGTCGCCTGGCGCCGGGTTGATGCGCATTGGCCGGGCAACTTCAAGGAGGCCAAGTCCGCGCGGGAGATCACGTTCAGCCTGGACCTGTTGTCCGACATCTGGAAAGGCCCGGTCATGATCGAAGCGCCAGATCAGATGGGCGGCTACCGGGTGACGCTCGGATCGCCAACCGTGCGGGACGTGAAGGTTACGCTCATGCCGTGCCGGCTGTAGCGCTCATTCGTTAAGACACCAGCCCCAGGGACGGGGCAATCGGAGAAATGAAATGACCACCAGTATATTGAAAAACGGCAACGTCCTTTTAACCACGACGGACGAAGACGGCGTGTTACATGAGCAGGAGTTCACTACGCTCGGAAACTACGTTAAGCGTGTTCTTCCGAGTGGTCGCTTGGTCGACGTTTGCGAATACCTGCGACCAACCGGGCCAACGCTTATGACAGTCAAAGGGAAAAGTCTGGAGAAGCTGATACTAGAACAAGTGAGACGATAAGGCGTAACACTGGCCTAACCAGCCCCAAGGACGGGGCACCCACCAGCGAAGCATCGGAGATACACCCCCATGGTCCTCATCAAACATCGCTCCCACGTTTGGCGCTGCGTTATTGTCTGGGGGCGATTCTCAAATGGCAGAATCGCGATGCAATTGCACGATGCGGTCACTTGCGAACCCATGTTCAAGGTCACCGTCAATCTGGTTGAGGAAAACCTGGCAAAGGACGAAATCGCGCTGAACCAAGAATGCGACGATGATGTTGAAGCCTCGCTGGTTACCGCCGGAATCATCGCGCCACACCATCGTCAAGTGCGGCCAGAGGGAAGCTGGACAGACTTTCGTATTTGCAAACTGCTGGTCCAACCGTTATGAGTCGTCTTAACCGAACCATCCTGATGAACTCAGCCATGATGCCGACTGAGGGCCTGTATTCCTGCCAACGCATCAATGAGGCTGACTTCGCCCGGATGATCTGCGAGGCCGCGGCCGACTGTCGCCTGATGAACAACATCGGCTACTTGGAGAACCTGGTCTACATTGAGAAGCTGACTGGGATCAGTCTGGTGGAGAACCGCGCCCCGACCTTCCTTTGTCCAGGTGATCGCATCCTGGCTATGCGCACCAAATACGTCGAGAAGACGGAGCAACGGCGCAAGTCCCGGCGCGTGGGTCCGCGCGAGTGGGAGTATTTCGTCATCGATTTTTCAGAATTACCGGAGGTCGCCTGATATGCCAGCCGTCTATCGCTACGTGCCCGCGGTTGCGCCGCCCAACCTGCCAGACATCACCTGGACCCCAGTCAGCGGGAACAGGGGGGCCGACGTGGAAACCGCCTATGGGGATTACGGCCGCGCTTCAGCGGACGTTGGGTCACCCTTCAAACGCTTGCTGACCCGCTCCAGCGGGGTCGCCCGCTACCTGCGTTTGCAACGCCCACCGGCCTACCGGGCCGGCATGCTGGTCGCCGGCCTGTTCGTGCCCACACCCACCGATGGGTGCGACTTCTACCCGCTGCTTGAGCGGGTGAGCGACGACGGCCAGGCCAGGGAATTGGCATCCATCTGGGTGGGGATTGCCGAGGTCCACCTGCGTGGCGGGGTGTACTGCGTCCCCGACCTTGGCGACGATCCAAGCATCCTGGTGACCAAGAACGATGTGCGCCTCGTGGTGCCGTGGCGCGAGCTGGTCGCCAACCACCGGGACCGACTCAAGACCGAAAAGCCGACCGTGCGGGCGGAACGACGGCGGCAGTCCTCTGCGCAATTGAAAGCTGCGCACTTTTAATAACCACCAAAGGAAAAACAAGATGATCTACATCAGCATGTTCTGGCTACTCTCCGGCGCCCTGATTGGACTTGGCGCTGGAATGAAACGCGGCTTTAATCTGTTCGGCTCATTCTTTGGAGGGGCGTTGGCCGGCCCCTTCGCCATTCTCATGTTCTGGATGGATGGATTGGTATCGAGTTCTGAGCGACGGGTGCCATGCCCGTTCTGCGCTGAGTTCATCCGTCCGCAAGCCATCGTCTGTATGCACTGCCACCGCGATCTGCCCCAACAGCCGGCGAAACGCTGACTGTCCCGCCTGACCGAAAGAACTGTGGCATGGATGCCCGGTTTCTTGCTGAAACCTCAGCGCACCTAACTTCCTGATCGACTTCCTGAAAGCTGACTGAGCCTCATCGTAACTATTTGAAAGTAAAAAACGCGCGACCCCTGCCGTTCGAATAAC